TTGCGCTAATCCCGGTTTAATCTCTGGAATTGCCGGAGTAGAAGAAGCCGTAATATTGAACTACGAAGATGTTTCTAGTATCTCGGTATCTTCTACGACAGGACAGGCAGTAGTAACAATGAAAGCCGGAACAAGGGGATATACCGTTCAATCTGTAAAAAACTCTATTCAAGTGACGGAGGCATCGCGGGCAAACGACAATGCTCCTACTATGTTGGAAATATCAGTAGTCATGAAACTTCTTTCATCGTTACCTGTAGTTAGCTACATTATCGCTTTGGTTTCTGGGTCGTTTTTGGTTGCTATTAGAACAAAAAACAACCAATATTTCATTTTGGGATGTAACTCACCGTTAGAGGTTTCAGATTTATCAACTGATAGTTCAACAGACGGAGTTTCAACCGCTACTTTAAAAACGCCGGACGGGTCTTGCGGAGATTTCCATTATAGTATTACGGCGGCACAGTATAACTCTTTAAAAACTGTATAATCATGGCAAGAGCAAAGATAACTGTAACAAAAGATATCAAGCCCGTGCGCGAATTAATTCGCTTAACGGACGAGTTCGAGATTTTGAATCTCTGTAAAAGTATTACGCATCTAAAACTGGACCCTATGTGCCATATGGATCGTGCGTACGCGAAGAAATGGTATGAGGATCACTACTTGACGGGCATACACGTTCGCTACGTAATGAAACCGGGACTATCTATCAATCATGTGGCGGACGGAGTTGTTTACCGTGCATTTAACTGTACGGACGCCATCGCCGAACGAATCATGAAAGAAAATCCGGTTTATAAATCCTACTTTGAGGACTTAGGTCCAATAGAACCACAGGAGGACGTACCGACCGTTTTGCCCGCTGATCCTGAACCGGAACAAACACCGGAAACAGAAGCTCCAGAAGAAGAGAAGCCCGTGGAACCGGAGACCCCCGCTGATCCTGAACCGGAAGCTTCAGTAGAAACAACGCCGGAGGTTTCAGTAGACGAGATTATGAAGGAACTGGAATAAACTAAAAGGAAACGTTAATATGATAGCTCACAAGAAAGTAAACGTAATAGTAGATAGAGCGCTCAAAGTTAACGCTAAGGTTTCCGAAAAGATTGTGGGGTATGGGGACGGAAACCTATACCCCCAAATTTTATCGGAGCTTATATATGCTAGCAAAACCGCCTCTTTGAGTGTGGAACGGCTGAGCGAAGCGATAGAATGTGAAGGCTTTAAAAACCGTGATTTTGGCGAAATGACGAACGCCCACGGAGATAACATGGACGAGATACTGAATATGCTGGCATATGACGTAGCTCGTTTCAGAGGGTGCGCTCTAATTGTCCAGTATGGAGGCGATTATCGCCCTAAAATGATTTATCCCGTTCCTTTCGAATATGTCCGTGCCGGGCTGAATAAAGACTACTTAACGAATCCGGTTATTCATAAGTACGTAGTGTTTAATAATTGGGATCGTCAAAATATCAAGTCTACCCAATTGGATAAAACGGCAGTTACCTATCCGGCGTTCAATCCAGATAACTTTGCGGATGAAGTAGAGTTTTTCGGCGGAATCGAGAATCACCCCGGACAGCTTTTGTACATAAACTTCTTCACTACGAAGCCCTATCCGCTTTCTCCGTTTCATGCAGTCCAGTCTGAGATGCAGGCGGAGGCGATGAACTCCACATATGTAGAACGTACTTTGACCCGTGGCTTCCATATGTGTTCAATTATATCGCATGGAGAGTTTACAGAGCAAGAGGAACAGAATGCTTTTGTGGAAGGGATTAAAAAAGTTATGGGAGCACAGGGTGCTGGAAGCGCAGTTCTTGTTCGTGATGACAATGCTTTGTCTGATAAACCGTTTATTAAGGTAGACCAGTTGGGCGTACCGATTGACGCTAATCTGTATAAGGCTTACAACGAACCGCTAAAGAAGGATATCGCTTCACAAGCCTATAACATCCCTATTCCTTTGGTTGACTCGTCTTTGATCTCATTCTCCAATGCGTCCGGCGAGGTCGTGAAGGAGATGCAGAAAGTTTATCGCCGTTCCGTGACAAAACTTCGTAGTAAGTTGAGTCGGGAAATTGCGCGTGCTTTAGACCTTCCAACAGAAGTATGTGAAATTTATAACGAATTAGAAGAATCTAACTCGACAGTAAACGTTAAAACAGACCCAAATGAATAGTTTTTCCGAAGTAATCAAGAAGTTTCGTGAAATCTTTGATATCGCAGCAGATGTTAAGGACACAGAGATAAACAAATGCATTCAAGAGGCAGATAAACTCGATATAAAGGTAGCTCTTTGCGGTGATACATTCTTTTCGGTGTCGAGTGAGCTAGGAGGTGGAAAAGGAGAGAGTGATATCCCTGTCGGAACCGATTCTGATTCTAATTATTCGTTAGATGTCGTAATAGCCGGGGAAAAATACAATATAGTTCCTCTTTATACGATCCTATGTTATTATGCGTTTGTGCGATATATGAAGATAGCGGACCAAAAAAGCACATCTACAGGACTGAAAACGCAGGTATACAACGGGTCGTTGATATTGCCAGACTATAACAAAAATAAGCGATGGGAAGAGGAACGTGGGAAAGCAGATGCTTTTATAGAGGATTTCCATATTGTATACGAGTTATTTAAGGAATCAGATAATCCAAAGGATAAACATTGTTGTGACTCTGTTAAGCCTTATCGAGTATGTTTTATAAGTTAAAAGAGTGAGGAAATGAAAAGGGAAACGAGAGACGATATTATGATTTGGTCTGCTGTGGGAATGCTCTTCGCAGGAGTGGGGGTGTCGGTTGCAGGTTTTTTAGTTGAGCCTTTAGGTATCATTCATGATACTGTATTATGGTTCTTTGCACAATGCTTGATATGGTCGGGAGCTGTTTTCGGCATCCCTGTCTATGTCAGAACTAAAATTAATAGCATGATTGGTAATATACCCGAAAAAGAAAAAACGGAAGCGAAAAGGAGAGTAAATAATGAACTGGATCAAGAAAAGTAATCGCCCTAAACATTTGCTGTATGCTATTCCAGCAGGAGCACTATTTACTATTTTATTTGTGGCAGGATTGGCGGCAGGGATGGAGTTTAAGGACAGGGATTGGGGTGGAAAATGGGATTGGCTTGATATTGTGGCAACATTAATCGGTGGAGCTATCGGGCAGCTAATTCAAATTTTAATATTGGTTTTAATTTTATAAAATGGCAGAAGTGAAGAAATTAGTACCGTTCATCCTAAAATGGGAAGGCGGTTTCGTAAATGATCCCGACGACTTGGGAGGAGCAACTAATAAAGGTGTTACAATATCTACTTATGAAGCGTATTGCAAGAAGAAAGGCTATCCTAGACCGACTATAGAGAGATTGAAGAATCTTTCTAAAGAAGAATGGACAGAGATCATGAAAACAATGTATTGGGACAGATGGAAGGCTGACGAGATAAAATCTCAGTCACTAGCTAATATCTTGGTTGATTGGGTGTGGGCATCTGGTGTACATGGTATCAAGATACCACAGGAATTAGTCGGTGTACTTCCCGATGGTATTGTTGGACCCAAAACTATTGCAGCTGTTAATTCTCGTAATCCTCGTGAACTGTTTGACCAGATAAAACTAGCTAGGTTTGACTTCATAGAAGAGATTTGCCGGAAACGTCCTGTAAACAACAAGTTTAAACGGGGATGGATGAACCGAATTAATGATCTAAAGTTTGAATCATGAGGTGGTTGATATACATTATCATATTGCTGATGTCAGCAATATGGTTGTCATCCTGCCGGACTCCTCAATATATTCCGGTAGAAACCAAAATACAACTAAAAGATTCGGTAATAACGAGAGATTCGGTTGTAATCAAGGAACAGACGGTTCGGAAGGATTCGGTTGTAATAAAGGACTCTACTGTAATCGTAGTAGACGAATCCGGAAATGTTATCCGGACCGAATTGTATAGGTACCGTGACTGGTATAAGGAACTGTCACGTGATTACTCTGTGTTGCAGGCAAAGTATGATTCTCTTTTTAGTGAGAAACAGAAGGAAATACAGGTGCCATATCCAGTCGAACGTGAACTTTCTTGGTGGCAATCTATTAAGCTACAGGTCGGAGAAATAGCCATAGGTGTGATTATAGGTTTAATCATTATAATTGCCTGGCTAATCCGTCGAAAGAAATAACTACTAAAAATAACACTAAGATTCAAGTAATAAAACTTTGGGTGCCTCTGCTTGAGAAAGTAGGAGCATTTTTTTGTTTGATGCTTAAAATATTTCTTATTGCTTTTGCATTATTCATTTTCTTTTTTAATATTTGTTGGAGGGTACTCATATTGAATACTCATAACCTTTAAACTTATTAGTAATGGAAGATATGAAAGATAATGCATTGAAAGTTCAATTCCGTAATCGTCTAAGAGATGATTGTCAACTAAGTTATTGTAGAGTTCAAATAAATAATGCAAGTATTTCTAAAATCAATGAAGTTAGTATGTTCTTTGATGGAAGAATAGTAAATACTGATCTAAATGTTCTTATTGGTAGTGAAATATTTCTTATACTAGGAGGTGGTGTTAGAGTTATTAGAGATAGAAAGGATGTAAATACTAACTTGATTGAAATGGAGTGGAATTCATTGCTTCGTGCAATAGATTGTTTGTCTGATAAGTAATAATTTTGAGAGTACACTTTATGCATAATTGTATAAAGTTTTAAGAGTTTAGAACGAAAATAGAATCAAAAAAAGAATAGATTATGAGTAATGCAGAAGAACGATCCCGCAAACAGAAAGCCGGTATGAATTGCCCACAATGCGGTGCCTTTATCGAGACTTCTATCTTTGAACTGCTCACTTCTGGCGCCTTGTCGTGCCCATCATGCCACCTATGTATTTCGATTGACCGGACTGGATCAAAACCAACATTCGATGCGTTGCGTAAAGTACGGCAAGCTCAACAAAATTTAGAAGAGAAAAGTAAGTATGATCGAGAAAAGAGGTAGCCGAATAAGCTGCCTCTCTTGTTAATAATTAGATCATTCCTTTCTCTTTGGCTAGTTTTAAGATAGCCTCACAAATAAACGAAGTCTTATCGTCTACCTTTTCAAGAATTGAACAGACATCCTCCGGAGCCTTAAAGCCGTAGCGTTTCGCAGTTGTTTTCTTTCGTCCTGCTCCAGCTCTTGTGCCCCCATGTTTTCCTTTTGTTATTTCATCCATAATTGTTATATTTGCAAATCCTAATCGGTTGGGGAGGTTTCCCTCCCCTTGGAGTTTAGAGTTTTATATCAAAGAAGATACTAAAAATTCTCAATCTCCAGATTCTAAATGAAATGCCTAGTCTCATATTGAATACCGATTAGGTTTCTCTTCTTGCTTTCTCGGTGAAGAAGATTAACCGCTGTAATCATCTCTTTGATTACGTTACAAAGATAAGCATTATTTTGATAACGTACAAACGAAATCAAGAAAAAGTTTAAGAAAATATCATTTTTAACATTTAGATAATATGTAAATTATTATCTACTTTATATTCATTACAATCAAAAGCAGCACACATAAGAATAAAGCGATCTTTTACTCCTAGTTTAGTATATCGGTTTACTGCGTCACTATTCTTTGAATGTAATCCGGCTGCATACTTATCAACTTGTACTTTGTTCATTAAGTCTACATGCGTTTTACGAGCTAGTTTGCTACTTGCTACTTCATATAGGGGCTTATATTCATTTTTGCTTTTCGCTTCATCAAATACAGCAACAAGTCTATCTATTTTGCAGTATTCTAACAAAACTTTTATCTTATCATTGTATCCTCGTTCTCCTGATACATAGCGTAATATAGGGAAATTGAAATTGTATTTCTTTATAATTTCTAAAGCAAAACGCATTAAAGGAGTTTTGATTTCAATTCTTGTATCATTTTCTTTTAGAGTTTTGTGTGGTAAGTAATGAATGAAAGGAATATCTTCTTCTATTGCAATATTATCAAAGGATAGCGTTTGGAAGTCTCCAATTCGACAACCTAAACTACATTGAAGTAAGAAAGCGTCTTTAGTCTCTTGTAGGGAGTTGGGGACATCTGTATTTTGTAGTTTAATGAACTCGGCTTTAGTTAAAAATATAGGTTCATCGTATTGTTCCTTCATCATTACTGTTTTACGCTGTTTTCCAAGTTTACGGAATGGTGATACTGGTATTTCATCGTTACTTTCCAGTTCGTTGAAAAATGCCTGTAGCTTTTTTAATTTTGTTGCAACAGTATTTTGCCCTCTTGGTGAGGTTGGAATATTGCGATTATTCATGTCAACATAAAGCCCCCTATATTTATCTACCAATATATATTCATTAAACAGAAAATCACGGAATAGTATAAGTTTCTCATTATTGAAATCGGTTGGAGTGATATCACTTAAGTTGTTGATAATGAGAAAACGGTTTAATTCCCGTAATAATACATCATAATGTTTCTTTCTGCCTTCGCCAAATATTCCATCCTTATAACATTGCTCTATGTATAAGTTGAGTCGGTTATGGAGGCTTTCACTTGATTCCTTGTTAATATACTTCTCCGGATTAATATATTCATCTATATATTGATTTAGTTGTTCACTGGTTTCTATCTTGTGATCGGTGTACAAACGTAGGATTAGGTTTTTGCGTTCCGTTATGTCTCTATAAAACTCTTCTCTAGTTTTGCAATGGATTGGTATGAGTACTTTGGATTTGTATTGTTCCTTCTTCTCATCCCAAATTGAAGGTTGTACTAAAATCTCGGAAGTGTGAAATAATTGTATATTCCTACCATCGGATAAACGAAATCGTATATTAACAAAGTTATCCTTTTTGCTTGATCGAATAAATGCTTTTACTGTTGCCATATAGCTATCATTTTACGGTTGTGCAAATATACTGTTTTTGCACAACGAAAATGCTTAATTGCACAACTAAAATGCAACATAGTACAACTTGCTGTTTTGTATATATCTGATAATTAATGTATTTGTATGAGATTGTATAGTGTGTATTTTTAAATATTAGACCGCACCGGGGTCACATGAAAATCCCTTGATAATCAGCAGTTATCAAGGGATTATTGTTTTTATATGACTTTTATCCTAGCTTCTCGATACCTGCAATCCTTTATCGGAAAGCGTCATTTCAACAAAGCGTGCACGCGGATTAGGAGCCTGTTCGGTCAATATCCGACGGATGCATCCGGCCGCTTGCGGATCTTTAGCCACCATATATAAGTAACCGCCACCTCCTGCACCGGGCAATTTATATCCCAGCGTATAATCTTTGATTTGTTCGATAATGGCTGCTACTGCCGGTGGATTCGTGCCACTGTCCAATGCTTGGTTTTGTATCCAGCTTTTGCCGACAAGATTGCCGAAAGTTTCGAAATTACCTCGCAGGATAGCTTCGCTCATATCCATTGCATGGGCTTTCATTTCTGCCAATAAACTCAGATGCACTCCGGAGTTAAGGAACATGGAACTGACAATTTCAGCTAAAATTCCTTTTGCTGTACGGGTGATTCCGGTATAATAAAGCAGATGGCAGTCCCGATATTCCGGCTGCACAAAGA